TACACTGAGTTGCTGCTGGTTTGATTGGCGGTTACGCCATCCGCGATGTATTGTCCCGCCTGGACCCCATTCGCGGTGTTTTGGGAGCCGGTGGTGTTGGAGAAGAGCGCCTCAAGCCCATTCGCGGTGTTTTGGAAGCCGGTGGTGTTGGAGTAGAGCGCGTCAAGCCCATTCGCGGTGTTTTGGGAGCCGGTGGTGTTGTCGTAGAGCGCCCAAAACCCATTCGCGGTGTTGTAGGAGCCGGTGGTGTTGGAGAAGAGCGCCTCAAGCCCATTCGCGGCGTTGCTGTTGCCGGTGGTGTTGTCGTAGAGCGCCCAAAACCCATTCGCGGTGTTGTTGTTGCCGGTGCCCGTTAGATTTCCCGCTCCACCGGAGTAGTAGTTATTTAGCGATGTCTGTGACTGGAGAGCGGGAACCCCATTTAACAAAACACCGCTTGAACTGATAGTTGTAGGTGTTGTAGCGCCAGCCGCGACGGTGCCTGAGAACGATGCGCTGGTGCCGTTGATTGCGCCTACAGTTAGGCTCGGAGTGCTCACGTTTACCGGGATGGCTGCATTCGTGACGTGCGTCAGGCCGAGAACGGTCGGATTCGGATACGTACCGCCTAGGTCACCCCCAGCTGAACCGCTAGGGGTGCCTCCGTTCTTTGATAGTTGGCAAAGGCTGCACGTTCCCATGAGTGCGCCGGTGATGCTTCCGCCCCCTGGCCCGGAAGTAATGTTCACACGCACATAGGAAGCTCCCGCTGGGACACAAGCGCCGCCGCTACTGCTGCTTCCCGCCGTTGCGGTTACGAGTGCCCCGCAATTTGTCCAGGTGGAATTGTCGGGAGATGTTTGAATTTGCGCCGTCCATGAGGTTGACGTGCCAATCCCTGAAATACGCACATTGAGCGCGTCGATTTGTGCTGTTAGTTGAGGGTTGGACGGATTCAATTGCGGGCCACTTGCCGTAGCCGTGAATCCGTAGATGAGTTGGGGAGCCAATATCTGCGCTCTGGAAGTAAAAACCAAAGCAAATACGGTGAAGGCAATCACAATTATTCTTTTCATTTTTCCCCTTTGATACGCTTCCATGCCCGCTCAAACCATGAGTCCTTGCCGCCCTGTGTCTTCTCAGGTTCGGTGTCGCCATGCTCTTCGCCGAACGTCTCAGTACCGGCGCGGGCTTCCGCTTCCTCTACCTGCATAGGAGGCTGTACTTCGTCGTCTGCCGCTTCGATCATTTCATCTGTCACATTGCTACCCAGGCCCGTTTCTGCGCTGGCTGTCTTGATTTCACGCAGCGTGGTCTGCCGTCCAAGCACACCGGCGTTGAAGTATCCAAGGATGCTCTCACCGTGGCTCTTCGCCAGTTCCGCCTTTTCCTTGCTGTTCATTGTGCGGATGGGCGCGAAAGCGTAGTCTAGATCGTCTGGAATCTCGCCCCAGGTGGACATGCAGATGATCGGAATCAGCTTGTCCATCAGCGGGCGGTCCTTCTGCCGGCGCTCCTGGTCTGCCGAATCGTAATAGTTCTGGAGATCACCCTCGTTTGACTGCCCCAGGCCGGTCTGCGTGTCGCCGAACAGCCTTGAGAACGGATACCCAGCCGCCCCACACAGCGCCGTCATCTGCATCTTCATCACTTCGGATAGACCACTGAAAGAGTAGGAGTTGCTGAATAGTTCACCCTCTTCGCCGAGCGCCAGAATACCGTTTGTGGAGATTGCTTCTGATACCGCCGTCATGCGGGCCGCATAGTCCACAAGCTGCTGCTGTGTCAGGTTCAGTCCAGATAGCATCTGTGCCAGCATCGGCTCTTTCATGGCCAGCACGTTGGCGCGTGCAATCAGGTCCGATACCGCCGCCATGCCGTAGTCGTATCGCTGTAGCTCGTCAAGAATTGCCTCGACCTCGCTCATGCCCCAGTACGTTTCGATCTGCTTCTCGAATAGCGGCAAGTCCCGGCCCAGGAACCGCAAGCACCGCGAATTATGGACGCGCAAGTTCTGATTCGCTTCCGTATACACATCGTAGTACACAGGTAAGCCGTATTCGGTGGGGTTGTCCAGATCGGTGATGAGTGCGGAGCTTGGCGACATGCCAGACCAGCGGTCCACTACGATCATGCCGCGATAGCTTCCCGGTTCCACGTCCTCAATCTTGAGCGGCTTGGACAGGTCATTGTCGCCCTTGAGGATGATGATTCCCAGCGCCCCGCCGAACAGCCTTCCCCACTTGCGCCCCTCAATGTACTTCTGGAGCGTGCCCGTCTCGGCCACCACTTTGTCGAACGCGCCAATATCCTCCGGCGTCACATCGCAGAGCAGGGAAGGGAACGCCTTGAGTTGGTCCTGCGGCTTCACGTCCACCACCTGCCGGATGATCCACGAGCCGCGATACATGAATACTAGCTTCTGATAGTCCAGCGAGATGCGGAACGGGATGTGCCGACCGGCGTTGACAGCGCTCGATGTTCCCCAGCCGATGTTCGCCGCCTGGTTCGCGTATACGTCGCCCACTCCCGCGTTCTGGTTTGGTGCCTGGAGGCGCAACCGTTCTGCCGTCCGCTGCTTCGCCGCATTCAATCGCTGCTGTGTGCTGGCCATGGGAATAGTCTACCGCATTGCATGTATTGAGGTACGCATAGGAATACGCTATCCCAACCGATACTTCGGAATGACCTTACATACGCCAATGCGTACAGCGTCAGGAGTGTGGTCATGGTCCTTGATCGGCTGCTCTTCCCCGCGCTTCGCCGCCTTGGGATCCCAACTGTAGCCCTCATGCTCTTTGATCGTCATAGGGCAGTGCTTGGCGTGAATTTTATACATGCCGGACTTGAGCGCCATCGAGGTGCGCCGGATGCCCTCCAGTACCTCATTCTCGCCGTTCTTGACCTGGTACCCGCGCCGCACCAGTTCGAGCTTGAAGCTGGCCGCGCTCGGGTCCACCACTACCACGAGGCCGCGATGCTCAGGCCCAACGAAAGCGTCGAAGTCGTCTCCGTATTCCGAGTCGGTCTTTTGCCTGCGCTCTTTGGCGCTATCCCAGTAAAACTCCCGCTCCTGGTAGAGCGTCTTGCCATCCCCGTACACGTCAAGGAACACGCATGGATTGATCGTTCCATAGTCCACAAAGACATAATGCTCTGCGGGGCTGGTGAGCAGCGCGATTGGCCGGCTATCGTCATCGTACTTGCAATTCGGACCCAGCACGTCCCGGTAGATGGACGATTCCGCAACAACCCACTGGCCCAAGATGTACCGCTGATAGAACACCCCGGAGTACATGTTCTTCTGCGCGTCGATGTACTCAGCGCTCAAGTTTGGGTTGTCATCCATCGTGTAGTGGCCCGACCAGAGCAGCTTCTTTGTCCGCAGAGTGGGATTGTCGAGGAATTCGGTCTTGAGCCAGTGCATCGGCGTTGCAGGGTTTGTGGTCCCGTACAGCCGCGCACCATCTGGCGACATGCGGGTGAGCAGCATCTGAAAGAATTCCTGCGGCATGAGCGTGATTTCATCGCCCACCGCCAAGCCCACGGTCAGCCCGCGAACATACTTCTCGCTGCCCTCGTCCTTCGCTCCCATCACCAGCCACGTAGACCCACACAGGCGCAGGAGGCCGCTCTGGTGGTTGTACGTGTAGTTGGATGGGCCTACGAGGTTGAATAGGTCATTCAGGACGTTGTTGAAGATGGTCTGCTTCGATACGCCGGTGAGAACCTTCCAGCCGTTCAGTTGGTACCTGCAACCCTGGAGAATCTTGGGATGCAGCGCCCACGTTTTCCCTGACCGGACACTGCCTTCGAGCAAATTGATGCGCCGGTCTAGTTCGAGAGGGCGGTAGGCGAATTCCTTGAGCCGTGGACCGAAATTTAGGATCGCCATTTTCGCACCGTTTGTTACTACTTAGTACACATTACTAACTCTTTTGTTTTCAGTAAAAGGTGTCGCCGATTCCGAGGGTGACACTTTTCAGAGAGATTCTCAATTCAGAGAGAATGTTTACTATTCCGCCAATATTTAAACCTTTTAGAATCATTATTCCTCTGATTCCGGCTCTTCCGTCTTTGGCATCTCCTGGTATTCACGGCGGAATTCAGAGAGTAATTCGGTTAGGGGATCATTGATTGTGTTGATTTCTACCTTCTCGCCGTACTTCTTGGGGTCCAACTGGCCAGCGCGTTTCAGCGATGTTTGCACAATCAATTGCGACCGCTGCACGTTATCGATCACTTTCCGCTTCGTAATCGTCTTGTCGCCATCCACTATCGTTTCTTCAATAACCCCAATCAATGCAGTACGTGCATCGATCTGCGCCCGGTCGTGGATCAACTCAGCCTGCATACGTCTAGCTCGCGCGGACTGCTCCCGAAATTCTTTGTGCGATTCGAGCCATCTGTATACAGTAGTTGAACTTGGAGCATATCCATCTGTGAGGCGAATCTCTTCAAGAACCTGCTCAAGCCCCATTTCAGAGGTAGCTATCCTCTCGCAGATTTTGTCTACGATCTCTGGCGTGTAATCAGTTGGGCGTCCGGCTGGCATATATGGATTATAGTACGGAACTCAAGCCGCTTTCTTCTCCGGCAAGATCATCCACCGCTCCGACACAAGACCACCCGGATAGCGCACATGCACCACCAGGGAGACGCGAGGCTTGGGTATTGGCTTTGTCATTGTCCTTACCATGCGAGTATTCTAGCGCAATTCTGAGATTTGCCCTATTCGCTCTGCTCCAAATAGGATGCAGCTGCCCGGAGTGCAGTTGGAGAATCTCTAAACATCCCCAATCCAAGATTGCAAGCATGACAAAGCCATCCTCTCCGTTTGCCCGTTGTATGGTCGTGGTCGAGGTTTGCGGATCGATCCGTCAGCCGATCCCCGCAAATCTCGCACAACTCAGGCATTGGCGGTATCGGGGTATAGTCCCTCTGCTTGTATGGTCGAGTAGTTTTCCCTTCCCCATCCCGATTTCTTTCGTAACGATTGCGTTCCCGTTCCCTGCGTTTTATCAAACATTCTTCGCATAGAACTCTGTTAGGAACCGGGGGTCGTTTTCCGCAATCGCGGCAAAGTCCCTCACTTTTCAACTGCAACGCTCTTTTCTTCAACGAGATAGCGACGCACGGTCTGTTTGCCATGTATTCAGTATATCTCAATCCTGTGGTTTATCCACAGGATTTGCACAGTTATTCGCTCTTTTCGTATCTTTTCGCTTGCATTCACTCTTTTTAGTTGTAATCTATATTTGTGGTTGAGAGGGAGAAAGACATGACACACACATACAGAATCGATCAGCAGGTAAGCGGCGCAGAGCTTGGTGAGTACCAGGGCGAGACAAAAGATCAGGCCCTTGACGCAATGGCGCAGGATCAGGGGTACGCGGATTACGACGCGCTGCTCGAAGTCACCGGCGAGACCCGCGATACCGATACGCTCACCGTAACAGAAATCGCGTAGCACACAGCACAGCGGTACTCAACCGCATAAGGAGCAGCAAAAATGGCGCATCCAAGCCGCATCGCTTTTACGCTATTTATGAACAGCTTGCACACTCATGGGCCTTTGACGCTTGGCAACGAAGCGCAAGAATCAGCGCGGCGGAGGCTTCTAGCAATGGAGCTGTACGAATCAAGCAGCAAACGTATGTTCGGCCTGACGGGAGATTCTATGGCCTCTACTCGCCAAACGATCATGATCCTGCTTGCCAATGCGATGGTGTCGAAGTCTCATAGCGGAATCCACGCGGTACGCGCTGCACTGGGAATCGAGGAGAATTTATGACCGTAAAACGGATGAATCTTTACGTTTGCAACCTCTGCGCCGTTGACACGTCCTGTGCAATTGTTCCGCCCGGATGGATTGAACTCTCAATCGAGGACAGTAATCTGGATCGATCATGGAAGGAAATGCACATCTGCCCTTCGTGCATGAAGGCCATCAATCAGAAACAAAATCCAGCTAAATGACTTGCGAGGAGAAAATATGCAGGAACCAATGTATAGAGTTGAGGCAAATGATGGAACTTCCACCTGGAGGCCATACGGAGACGGTAAGCCATTGGAAATAGAGGTGGCCCAAAAAAGATTTGAAGAGGCGAAGGAATTTTACGGTCGCATGGGATTTCCTCTTTCCGAGTTGAGAATCGCTCCAGTGACCGGCCCCAATCCTCCCCTACACTCAAGCCACCAGGAAGAAGAGCATGAGGCGGATATTACCTTCCAAGACAGCGGATGGAGTGGTCGCTAACCTCCGCCGCGCGGTCCTTGACGTAAACCATAACAACACAACATTTTAGGAAAGGAAACCATGAAACTCACCACTACATTCCGCCTCCTTCGTAAGGCATTAGCTTGCACGCCGCGTTATGAGTTCCTGCGCAAAGCGTTATCGCGCGAGGAGTACGGAGACGATACCTCAATCAACTTGCTTACTATCCTCGATACCAACGGACTCGATGATGCACTATGGGCGCTCTCTGCAACCGCCGAGAACTGCGATAAGGTGGCTCGTTTGATGGCAGCAGATTTAGCCGAACAAGTGCTCCCAATCTGGCAGAAATACTCGCGAGATAAACGGCCTGAGTTGGCAATTAAAGCCGCTCGTGACTTTGCCAATAATCTTATTACTAGCGAGGAGCGGGATGCTGCGTGGGATGCTGCGTGGGCTGCTGCGCGGGATGCTGCGGGGGATGCTGCGTGGGCTGCTGCGCGGGCTGCTGCGCGGGATGCTGCGTGGGATGCTGCGGGGGCTGCTGCGTGGGCTGCTGCGCGGGATGCTGCGTGGGATGCTGCGTGGGCTGCTGCGCGGGAAAAGCAGAAGGAGATTTTCATCAGCTACCTGCGACCTGAGGTTTAGTGCAATATCGCGCTAATAAAGAGGAAATCCAGGCACTCACCCTGTAGTACAGCGCACTTTGATTCAAGGAGATACGACCGATGCGCGTTTTAGTTGCTTGCGAATGTTCTGGAGTGGCTCGTGAAGCTTTCCGCCTACGCGGGCACGATGCGTGGTCTTGCGACTTAAAGCCATGCTCGGACGGCTCCCCGTTTCATCTTCAAGGAGACGTTCTGCCGTTTCTGTGCGACGCTTGGGACTTGGTTATCGCCCATCCGCCTTGCACTTATTTGTCCGTGTCAGGTCTCCATTGGAATGGGCGCAGACCAGAACGAGCGAAACTTACCGAAGAGGCTGCACGTTTTTTCATGATCTTCGCTCATCTTTGCTGTAAATGGGCCATCGAGAATCCCATCGGCACAATGAGCCGCCGCTATCGTGAGCCGGACCAGATCATTCAACCGTACAATTTTGGCGATGATGCCAGCAAGGCAACGTGCTTATGGCTCAATGGATTACCTCAATTGCTCCCTACTTACCGCGTTGCAGGTCGCATCGTGAACGGTAAGGAGCGGTGGGCTAACCAAACCGACAGCGGCCAGAACAAATTGCCGCCATCTCCGGAACGGGCCGCTCTACGTGCCGTGACATATCAAGGCATTGCCAACGCTATGGCCCAGCAGTGGAGCAATTAGCCCTTCCACGCCCTCCGTAGCTCTCAGGGTAGGGAATTGGGCACGGAAACTTTAACGGCTCGTCAGAAAATGGTGCAATGCTTTGCACCTGAAAGGAAATCCAATGACACGTACACGCATACAGGCCCTTGCATTTGCCGACTACTTGGCCGCTAGGAAAGCCTGGGAAGAAGGCAAAGCCGAATATCCCACACCACCAGTGCTCACCATCGGCCCAGCGGAGTTGCTGGAATTGTCTGAGGCCGCGCAAGCCCGCGCAGACCTCGTGAAAGCCATCGCTGCGGAAACAGCGGCAATCGAGGATGAGTGCTACGGCGCAGGCTGCGATGAAAATTGCGTTTGGCACGACCCGCAGCTCGACGGCCTGCGCATGGATATGGACTATGTGCGCAAGCGCGGCCTAGAGCTGGCGGCGCTCAAGGCCGAGCAGTTGCCCATTATCGACCGAGTAAAGCGAGTGCTGATTACCTCCAGCGTGGTCCTGATTGGCTTCCTGGCGCTCATCTGGGCCGTGGCGCATTTTGCGCGGGAAGCAGGACTCCCGTGGTAGCCGCCGTCACTATCATCCTAGTATTGCTCTGGTACGTGCTCGGATGTTTGGCGCTGAATACAGCCCGGGCCGCCGCATATCGCCGGAGCTATCACCGCACGCCCCTCAAAAACTTAAAGATGGCCGCATGGCGGGCCAGCGTCGCACAAATTGACTGGAGAGACTGAGATGAAGTTTCCACCGAATGACCCCAAGGATTTTGCAAGATGGCTCCACATTAAAGACGCCTGCTGCGAGGCGCTGAGGTGGCAGCATGGCAAGACTCTACGCGACACTTGGGAGTCTTGCAAACGTGGCGATTGGCTAATATGGCTACTCTCCCACTCCGGATACAAATGGACGGATGCGGCACGGGCCGAGTACCTGCGAGTGGCGACTGTGGCGCGGGCCGACGAGTACCTGCGAGTGACAGATTCGGCGTTGGCCGAGTACCTGCGAGTGACGACCGTGGAGTCGGACGACGAGTACCAGCGGGTGAAGGTTCCGGCGATGGCCTCCTACCGGCGCGCGAAGACGGAGGCGTGGGCCTCGTATCAGCGCTCGAAGGCTGACATCCTCAGGACGCTAATCCCATATCCATTCGAGGGCTCCAGCCGGTGTCGGGGAAAGAAAGGTGTGCTGTGAAAATCTCAAAACTCACTCGGTATGATGGTCGATACTCCGATGAAAGCGTGGGGCGTCCATTAGCTCTTTGCGAGAACGGAGATTATGTCCTCTATGCGGGGGTCCGTGCCAGGGAAGATGCGCTATTAGAGGCGCTGAACATGATGCTTGATTCTGCCGTGCCGCACCCTATAGAGCATCCAACCATGACGAAAGCATGGAATCACACGCGGGAAGTTATCCGCCAGATAGAAGGCTCCCGATGACCCTCCGCAACGGCCAATGTATCCACGAGTACCCAAACAGTAACGTATGCGATGGGCCAAACGTCAGCATCCGGGCCCGGCCCTGGTACGACCGCTGGTGGGCCATCGCATTGCAACTGATCGTGATCGCCGCCGCTATCCTCTCGTGTATGTACGAGGCCGGGTGCTTCGACAGGTAGCCGGGCTGCCCCGCTTTTGCCCCTACACGGCCCTGATATGGGGTTCGACAGGGAAACGGGCATGGACGATTTAACCAACTGCTTCTAGCAAGGTGCAAAGCATTGCACCTGTTACATACGAGGAAATATGAAAAACGGTATCCCCATCAAAGACGAGTACAGCATCACGGAAGTGGCTAGGATCACCGGCTTCACCCCCACGACCATCCGCCGCTGGATTCTCACCGGCCATCTCAAGGCGCATCGGCTGGGCTTGAAGTTCTTGCGGATAAACCAGGAAGATGTGGAACGCATCATCAACCCGAAAGCGGAGTAGCCGGCCGGTAAAACAGAAAGGCCCAATCCGGGAGGAAAGGGCCAGTCTGCTTTCGAAAAGGAACCGCGCTTCAACCCGCCACAGGTATCGAACGCATTGATAGTATCTCACCTCTGTGCTATATTTGCAATTGCCACAGGTGTCTTGAGTGCAAAAAACCGTGACAATTCGTTGCACCACGTCAAGGCTTCCGCTTTCCTCCGCCTGGGCCGCTCCAGTTGTGGACTGCCGTCCGGCTGGTGGGCATACGCGAATAGGATGCAGCGAGTCTGTCAAGTGCCCAACAAACAAATTTGGAAGTTTACGCCCTGCAAAAGCAATCTTGGTGCCGATGATGGCCTTGTCGCCGCGCCGCCGAGACCACGGGGAAGGGCAAATCAGCGGGTAAGGGTTCCCCCGCTGAGAGGCGGGCTTTCCGGGTAGCGTTGGCGGCTGGCGTCCGGTCACGAAAAGGGACACTGAAAGAACCCATAGAACCTTGCTGATTGGCTTTCAGGTTTCACTCTACCGATGCAGGGGCTACTGGTCCCTACGGGGCAGCCGCAAGTGTGTCAGAAAGGAAAAACGATGAAACAGTTTAGAAAAGAAATGGATTTGGGTTTGGTGCGAGTCTGGATTCGAAGAGTTACTCGCCACGCAAGAAAATACGCCCCACTAGGGGGAGATGTATCCAAAAGGAGACAAAATGATGTGGACTCCAAAGCGGTTTTTCTCCCCTGAGCAAGTCGAAGCGGCCATGACAGCACGCGGTGGATTTAGCCGCCAGTCACTTGCCAAGATGGGCGTGCCCTTCCCGCCACCGAAAGGATGGCGCAAGGCGATCACTGAACGGCCTGTGACCTGCAAAGAGATCGTTCGGCGAGGTCGCAAGTGGGGCGCAACTATGCCTGTATACAACAGCCCTTACGACAATCCATCGCAACGAACGCCGGAAGAGTGGTATGCGCTCATTCCCAAACTCGCTCATTGGGCATTCAAAGAAAAATGAAGTTATCCACAACTTACTTGCATCTTACCCTTGACAGGAATCTTACAGCGGAGTAACTTCAACACATGGGAACGAAAAAGGCAACACCAAAGCGGATTTACGCTCTGACAGACAAGGGGCGCGAGAGGATCGCCAAGGCTCAGCGTAGGCGCTGGCGGGCGTTTCGGAAAGCTAAACGGGAAGCGAAGAAGCAGGAGGAGTAGTGACCATGACACTTGCAGAATCATTACGAGCATACGCAGATTGGTGTGAGGAGCATCCCACTCTCCAACAGAACGCATGCATCGACACTTACGGAGAAACGGCGGAGCAGGCCAAGGGCATTATGCTGGCCGATTCCAGCGCGAAATTCGACCTCTGTCCGAGGCACGAAATCGTTTACCTGACGCAGACATTCGGCGAGATCACCGTGAAGCACGTCATCGAAAAGTCTTACGTGTGTGACCGTACAATCGTGGACAACAAGGTGGTAGTGGTTCTCAAGCCGGAGTTTGCGGAGTTGGTAACCGCGAGCCTCGCGGATGTTGCTCCGGGATGGGTCACTGCCTAATGGGAGACGCCATGAATGAAGAAGAAGCCGTTGTAGGCACGCCGATTCAATCTATCGGCTATGTGACGCTTGCGGAAGGAACAATCGCATCCGACTATGCGTTGAAGAATCTCAATAAGGCCCTCGGCGAGGCACAGGTGGAATTCTTGCCGGCCGAGAAGAACGTGAAGAACGAGTTTGCCGACTACAAGTACACTCCCCTTGTGGAAATCGTCGCCGCCGTTCGTCCCTCCCTCACCAAGTACCATCTCACCGTTTCTCAGTTTCCAGTGGTCGATCTGGACAGGAAGACGGTCACGGTTTACACCAGACTTGTTCATTGGGATTCGGGCGAGTGGATGCAAAACGAGATCGAATTGCCGGGAGAGTTGGCGCTCGGCAAGGGTGGAACGCCGGTATTCAATCAGCAGACCATCGGCGGCTCTCAGACCTATGGGCAGAAGTACGGATACAAGGCCATCGTAGGCATAGCAGACTCGGAAGAGATGATCGACTCTACCGGCGAGAAAGGCGACTTGCCATCCCGGCAGACTCGCCAAGGTGCAACATTGCACCAACCCGCCAGAGCAACCAGCACACAGCAGTCAAGCCAACAGGCCAACCAACGTGCATCAGCCCCACAGGAGCAAGCACAGCCCCAGGCCGGGCAATGCAAATTCATTCCTCCGAACGGCCTGACCGCAGTTATTAAGGGCGTCCAGACTATCGAGGCAAAACCGGCTTCTGAAGGACAGACAGCACGTAAGGGCTATGTCGTGGTTACCTTCCTTGGAACCCACAACGGCGTCAGCTTCGCCTCATGCTTCGACACGAAGTATTGGGACTTGCTCAAGGAAAGCGTGGGTCTTGAGTGCAACTTCACAATCAGGGAAGCGGACAAGAACAATCAGCACTTCATCAACATCATCGACGTGTGCTTTGTTGACGGACAAGCGTACTTCGAGGGTAAGCCGGTCGTGGAAGGGGAAGCGTAATGACGGAGTTTTCAGCAGTAGACCTTTCGGAAGAAGAAGGGATGCAGTGGCAGGCAGTCGATTCCTCGCAAATCAGCGAGATCGGCTATGAGAGTGGAGCAGAGTATCCGCTTGGAATCAAGTTTCCGCCCAACAAGAAGCAGCAGGCATCAGGGCTACCGGGGAGCGAGTACCGCTACGCCAACGTAACGCCGGAACTGTACGCACAGCTTCTTGCGGCGAAAGATAATCCCGTTTACAACAATTCCATCGGGACGTTCTTTGGAAAAATCATCAAGGCGTATGCGGACCTGTACCCGTTCGTTAAGGTGGAAGCAGAGCGCCCTACTGAACCCGCCGCCGCAAGCGTGACGATAGAGGCGAGCGGGACTTCGAAGAAGAAGGAGAATCCGCAGCCATCTTTGGACTTGGATGGGGATGCAGCGAATGGAACGATTAGCCCCAGCACGTCGCTCTCCATCATCGACACGATGGCCGATGACCTGCTCTTTACTCCCGGAGCCGTGACCGATGCACAGCTTGCAGCAGGTCGGGACTGGTACCTCACCGAAGCGAAGAAGTACGACATCTCCACCGAGAAGGCCCGCACGGAACTCAAGCGTTTTGCGCGGCCACTCCAGAAGCTCCGCACCGGCATTGAAGCGCGGGCGAAGGAACTGACTGGCGCGACCAAGCGGAAGATCGCGGCTATTGATGAAGAGAAGAGGCGCTTGGTTCGGATCGTGGGCGGAATCGAAGATGAAGTGCTCCAACCGTTGACCGCGTGGGAGCAGGAAGAAGAGACGCGGAAGGCAAACCTGGCCAGTATTGTGGCGAGGCTTGCGGGGTTCGCGCAGACCTATCACCCCGACATTCCAACCTTGACGGCGGCGATTGCCGAACTGGAGTCCTTCGACCTGTCCACCATGCAGGAGTACAAGGTGGGAGCCGAGAGCGCCATTGCCGCATCCCTCCGCGTACTCAAGCCCGAACTGGAGCGCCGCAAGGTAGCCGAGGCCAACGAAGCCGAACTCGCCAGACTCCGTGCAGAGGCCGCAGAACGCGCAGAGCGGGACCGGCTTGCTGCTATCGAACGCGCAGCGAAGGAACGTGCCGAGCGGGATGCCGCAGAATCAGTAGCGGCAGCAGAGCGCGAACGGTTGTCCGCAGAGCAAAGGGCGGAAGCGGCGGAAGCTAAGGCAAAGGCTGACCAGATCGAAGCCGAACAGAAGGCACAAGAAGCCTTAAAGCGGGCCGATATTGAGCGCATCGCGGCGGTCGCTAAGGAGCGTCTCAGGATTGAAGATGAACAGCGCGAGGAGAGGATTGCCGCTGAAGCGCGGGCCAAAAACAAAGCACATCGGCTCAAGATCGACAATGAGGCTCTAGGCGCAATTATTGCACTCGACATTCCAATGGACCGCGCTCAGGACTTGCTCATTGCCATCGACAAGGGCCTGATCCCTCACGTCACCATTCAGTATTAGAACCGTTCTGATTCACAACCTAGGAGAGCAGCAATGCCTGAAGCAACAGCAGCAAAGAAGACGCGCACGAAGCCTGGATTTGTAAGCCGGTACGTGCATATCCCACAAGCATCATGGGACAAACTCACCGCCTACATCGACGCGCATGACCTGGACGACAGCAAGTTCTTGACGCGCATCGTGGCGAAGGCGGTAGACGAACTGAAGTAGTCAACCAAGAAGGGAATTGAAATGCCAGTCTCGAAGAAGAAGTACGTAATCGTTCGTACATATAGCGCCGGAGTATTTGCCGGTACGCTCGTTTCCCGCGATGGGAAGGAAGTGCAACTCGCAGATGCGCGACGGTTATGGTATTGGGCCGGTGCTGCATCGCTATCGCAGCTTGCTGTGGATGGAACATCGAAACCAGTAGAATGCAAGTTTCCTGTAGCCGTTCCATCGGTCACGCTCACCGAAGCCATTGAAATTCTTGATGTAACTCCGAAAGCGGAGACCTCAATCAAAGGTGTCCCGGTATGGAGAAAATAGGCGACGGCTCCGGCGACGGCTCCGGCTACGGCTACGGCTACGGCTCCGGCTCCGGCGACGGCTCCGGCTACGGCTACGGCTACGGCTCCGGCTACGGCTACGGCGACGGCTCCGGCGACGGCGACGGCTCCGGCTCCGGCGAAGGCTCCGGCTCCGGCGACGGCTCCGGCTCCGGCGACGGCTCCGGCTACGGATCCGGCTCCGGCTCCGGCGACGGCTCCGCCTACGGCACCGGCTACGGCTACGGCTACGGCTACGCCTACGGCTCCGGCTCCGGCGA